TAACAGTAACTTCGGATTCATACGCTCTAGTATCGTCAAGTTCTTTACTTTTACGTAAAGAAATTTCTGCTTTTTTGTCTGCATGTAGCTCTTGTCCGCATGTATAACAAGTTGCATCATCAAGATTTGCGATGTCTTTTTCAGCCTTTTCTACAGACTTAGTAGCACGTAATAGTGCTGGCTCCAATGTGCTTAATTCTTTTTTAAGAGCCAAAATAGCATTGTTATGTTCAGTCCAATTTGACAACTTTTCATGCAAGTCAAGTTCACTTTCAATGTCTAAATGCTCCAACTCTTCTATAGATTTAGATAACCTCTCAATGTCTAATGTCTGTTTTGCACGCCATGCACGTTGGTTCCTCTTCAAACTTTCAATTGTAACTTCGATTTTTTCATTAGCTGTTTGAATAGCTTCAATTTTTAAAGTTTCTGATGTAATTGCTTCTTTTGTTTGTTTTACTTGTTCTTTTAAGTTTTCTGCCTTCTCAGAAAGTATAGTAATACCTAACAGTTGTTCAATGATTGCACGTTGATCGTTCTGCCGCATACTTAAAAACGGTTCAGTATATGTGTTTAGTGCAACAATATGTTTAAACATATCGTGACTCATGTTCAGTAGAACATTAATTGATTCTTGTGTTTTGCGACTGTCGCCTTGTGACTCGTCGATCATCTCTTGTTCTTGATCATTAATATAAAACTTGAGTACGTTAGGCGACCTACCACGTTCGATTCGATAATTAACACCATCTTTTTCAAAATGTAATGTAACTAACATACCTTTTGAGTTAGTTTTGTTAATTAAGTTATTGCGTTTGATATTTGTAAGTGCTGTACCATACAACGCATACGATAGTGCATTGATGATAGTAGTTTTACCAGTACCGTTACGTGATCCTGTGTCATCACCACCTTGATCTAAGTTCTCACCAAGCACAAGTGTTAGTTGTTCTTTGTTAAAATCTACAGCCTGGGTTTGATTGCCCACACTCATAAAGTTTTTTACGGTTAAGTCTTTAATTCTTATCATAATTCGTTATAAATGTCCAGTAGCATTTTCTTATTAAAGTTTTCAGAGTCAATTGCAGTAATTTCTTTAGATACAATTTCATCAACACTTTCAAATGTAGAAATATCTAAGTCTGTAGTAATTTCTTCGATTTGTTTTTGTGGAATTAATGTAATTTCACGACAGTTGTGCTGACTAATGTAAGTTTCTTTGATAAACTGTGCTTCTTCGTAGCTAATCGGAACATCAATAGTAACACGTAGATACATATTATTTTTAATAATGTCTTGATTAGGATCTAGTAACTTACTAAGTGTAGTTGTACGATACTTAGGACAGTCTTTCCAGTCTAGGTATACTGGCTCAGCATTGTTTTCTCGATCAAGTATCATCATACCGCGGTTGTCGTCCCACGCATCAGCATAGTTGTGTGGGAAAGCATTACCGATATAGTGTACTTTACCCTGTTGTTGACGTTTATGGAAGTGTCCACTAAACACATACTCTTGATTTTGGAAATGTTCTGCTCTAAGCTCACCGTGATCAGGCATTTGTACCATTGCATTCATATAGAATGACGGAAGTTCGAAGTGACCAAACATATACTTTGCTTTACATGAAGCCATGTTACGCCACTCGTCGCCGACTAACCACGGAACAAGAGCAACATCTTCAATTTCAGTAAAAGAATCTATTACAGTTATTCCGGGAATGTGTCTAGCAAATTCAGTAGAGCTTACATCCCTCTTGTCCTTGTAGTATAAGTCGTGGTTCCCAGCAAACATATAGAACTTATCAAACGCTTTGCCTAATTTTTCAAGACACTTTATAGTCGTGTCCATAGTAGTTAAGTTTAGACTGTTTCGATTATGATGCCAGTCACCACAAAATATACCAGTTTCACAATTATTAGCCTTGGCTTGCTCAATATACCAATCTATAAAGTTTTCACCGTCAAGATTGTGTTGTTTAGAGTTGCCTTTTAGGCCAAAATGTATGTCAGTAAAGACTGCTGCTTTTTTAAACACTTAGAATAACCTCATTTTTAATAGTATAGCACTATTTTTTAAAGATGTCAAGATTTATTGGATTCTCTATTTACTGCTGCTTCCCATTCACCGGCATGTAGTCGGGTATGAGAAGGATTTAAGTTATTCATCTCAAGAATATCGTCTCTAATGTTCTGATTGCGCTTTTCTATGTTAATAATTCGTACAAATGAGTTAGTAACTGCTGCTGTATAGTAAGCAAACGGATTATTTGACTTAGATTCGTCAAATTGTAGACCAATTTGTGATAATTGTAGTATCGCCTGGCCTTTCATTTCGTCATTGTAAGTATATCCACGTACATTGCCGCGGGTAGCATAACGATCAACAAGTTTCATCCACATCATTGCAAGTTTATTTGTTGCTTTACCGCCTGTTAAGCTAAAGCAACCGTTTTCTAAACCACCTTCCCAATGACTCTTTCCAACACATACTAATTCTCCGTCAGGTGTAAATTTATAATGTTGATAAGGCGGAAAATTAAGTTTAACTTTTGTATCTGCAACTGTCTTAGGGTTCTTTTTGCGTCCAGGCTGTTCTGGTATGTGGTCAAAGGTGTAAATTCTAAAAATTAACTCTTCTTTTGTAATTTTTTTATAGTCGACTTCACATTCTGCCATTTTAAGTTTTTTACCAGAAGCTTTTGCTTCGTCATAAGCAAGGGTACTTAACCGTTTTGCTTTATTTCGTTTAGCTTCAGCTATGGTCCTAATGTTAACTTTTTCAACACTAGCTAAAATGATATCAAACTGATGATAATCTTGATCTATAAAACTGCAAAACGTACTTTTAGATTTGTGAATTTCTTTTAGTATGTCTTTGTTATTGAGGTAGTTGACTCTTTTCATAATGATTCCTATTGATTTACTTAATATTATAATATCAGTTGTATAAAAAGTCAAGTAAAAAATACACTTATATTTATAAAAAAGAAAACTGCGCACTTAATTTAAAACTATAAATACACTATAGGAGTAATCTATGGCAGGAATTTTTAATACATTAAACAGGGTTGCTAATCAATTTCAAAGTTTACAACAAAGCATTGGAAGTGAATTTGTTAATACAATTGCTAACTCAAATTTTAGCAACTTAGCACAAGGTGCTAGGTCTTTACAAGGAATAGCACAGGGGGTCTCTGCATTTGCAAGCGGTCTTGCTGACCCTTCACAATTAATTGCACAGTTTAGGTCAAGAAACATCTTTCCAGGAGCCGAGCCGCAACAAAGTTCACGAGTTAGTGCAGAAATTGCAGGCGGACAAGAAAGAGATTGGAGAGTACGATTAAGTATTCCAGGATCACTATCTGCAAGCCCGATGTTTTCTCCGTTAAAAAGAACTGCTGGATTTGTATTTCCATATACTCCGACAATTTATGTACAACACAGTGCAGATTATAATAATCTACAACCAGTCCATTCAAATTATCCATTTCCAGTTTACGAAAGTAGCAGAACTGATCAATTTACAGTGAGTGGAGAATTCTTAATTGAAACAGCTTTTGAAGCAGAATACTGGGTAGCAGCAGTTCACTTCTTAAGAACAATAACAAAAATGGATTATGGTGGAACAGGCGCACCGCCACCGATTTGTAGACTAAACGGATACGGAGATTTTGTTTTTAATAATGTTCCTGTTGTTATAACTAACTTCCAGATAGATTTACCTTCAGAAGTTGACTACATATCTACAAGTTTAGAAAATCAAGGAGTGTCGCAAAATAGTGCAAACTCAGGAGCAATTAGTTGGGTACCTAGTCAAAGTTTAATTAGTATTACATTGCAACCAATTTACAGTAGAAGAAAAGTAGAAACATTTAATTTAAATAACTTTATGAATGGCGGATACATTTCAGGCGGAGATGGATTTATCTAATGGCATCAAATAATAGTCCGTATTACAAAACAAGAATTATTAATGGAGAATATTTAGATATTCTCACAATTAGACCAGTACCTGCTGATCCTGACGATTTATTATATAGTATTGAACCTCAATACAATTATCGTCCAGATTTACTTGCACACGACTTGTACGGATCATCTAAATTATGGTGGGTGTTTACACAACGAAATTTAGATGTACTTTCAGATCCAGTTTACGATTTTAGAGTAGGAACTTCGATATATCTACCTAAGAATAGTCGAATAAAAGACGTATTAGGATTATAATATGACAACAGACTATGAAAGAGAAGCATATGGAACAACTAGACAAAATCTTTCTAATAAAGTAAACAACTCTGTTAATGCTACTCCTCCTGGTGTTGGTAGTTTAGATGCAGCGGCAGCGTCAGCACAGCAATCAATATCAACTGCCCGAGCCCGTGTTGCAACAATAGGGTTTGGTAATGGACAAGTTGATCCTGCCTTAGCAAGAGCCGCCGCTGCGGCCGAAGGAGTAACAGATCCTGATACATGGATTGAAGGTATAGGATGGGGATCCACTCCTGCTGCTAATATTAATGTTGGCGGAATACCAACTAATAATGCAACAACATCACCGTTGTCTGCTGGACAACAAGGTGCCAGCAGATTTGTAAATGCATTTGACCAATTTTCATATACTGGCTCTAATCCTTTACAACCTAATCCTTTAGAAGAGTATGCATCTTTTAACAACATTTTTACATTAGGAGTTCTTACTCCAGAACAAATAAATTTTCCTGACCGTACATATCGACAAAATGGATCAGACGCTATAATTTTAAGGTCCGGCGGCGGTGCCGGGAGTAAAAAAGTAACAACAGCTTTTGAGTCACAGGGTAAGGTAGAATATTTTATTGATAACCTTGATATTGATAGCGTTATAACTCCAAGGCGCAGTATAGGTTCAACTAATGCAACTGCGATAACTTTTGAAGTCATGGAACCATATAGCATGGGATTATTTCTACAATCCTTAATGGAAGGAGCATTACAAGCAGGATACGCTAATTATATAAATGCTTCTTATCTTTTACAAATTGATTTTGTTGGGTACGATGATGAAGGCAATGCTAAAAAGATAGACGGAACAACTAGATACTATCCGATAAAATTTGTAGACATTAAATTTAATGTTACAGGAGGAGGTTGCACATACCAATGTCAAGCAATACCTTATAACGAACAAGCATTTAGTGATGTAGTACAACAAATAAAAACAGACGTAGCACCAACTGGCGCTACAGTGTATGAATTATTACAAACAGGAGAAAATAGTCTTACAAGTATTATTAATAGACGGGCAAGAGAGCGTGCTAGTGCAGGAGAAATCAGTACACCGGACGAAGTAGTCATAATTTTTCCTAATGCTGATTTAAAATTAAGTTCAGCAATAGCTACACCAGGTACAAATAGTGCAACTGTTTCGCCTGAAGATGCTGCAAGAAGTATAGGACAAGTTAGTTTATCGGGTGCTGCTAATATAGATAAGATATCTGATTTACAACAAAATAAATCTACAGGCGCCGGCTCTGGTAGTATTGCTGAAAAACTAGTATCAATAAGTTCGCGAAGTTCAAATGTTATTGCTAACAGTCAAATTGTAAAAAGTATATTAGATCGAGGCATATCGCCAATGGGCATTGATGCATTTGTAATTGACGAAGAAACAGGAAATTACTCAAGAGGAAAAATAAGTATCTCACCAGACTTGCGACAGTTTACATTTGGTCAGGGAATGAAAATACAAAACATTATCGAAAGTGTAATTCTTACTAGTGATTATGCTAGGAGTATTGCTGATTATAATGTTGATACAGTTGGCATGGTTGATTGGTTTAGAATCGAAACAGACGTTTATATAAATCAAGATCTAGCAAACGAAGCAAGACAAGGTCGCCCTGGTTTAGTGTATGTTTACAAAGTTATGCAATATAAAGTTCACAGTAGTATTTTTAACAGATCTAGTACCGGCGGCGCAAACTACGCAAATTTACAACAAAAAATTGCTAAAGAATACAATTACATTTACACAGGTAAAAACAAAGATATATTAAATTTTGATATTGATATTAACTTTGCATTCTTTACAGGATTGCAAGATGATAGAGGCCAAGGCTCTCCAGATATTACACAAGGCGGCGCCGATTCTGCTCTCCCGGGTGACCCTGCAATTTATGGACAAATTGATCCTAGCGGCGAATTTCAACCCGACGGCCAATCTACAAGAGAAAACACAATTGAACCTGATACACAGACAACTCCAGGAACCGAAATTGACGATCAAAAAATTAGAATCGCTAGACAATTTCATGATGCAATTGTTAATAGTGATACTGATTTAATTCAGTTAAAATTAGATATAATGGGAGATCCGTATTTTATTGCTGATAGCGGAATGGGAAATTATTCAAGTCAAAATATTGGATTACTAAACATTAACGGTGATGGCACCATGGAATATCAAGGCAGTGAAGTTGACATATTAATTAATTTTAGGACACCTATCGATTATAAAGACGATGATACTGGAGGAATGTTATTTCCAGAAGATACTGTTAAATTAACTCCGTTTAGCGGGTTGTACAGAGTAATCTTTGTACGAAATACTTGGCAACAGAATAAATTTGTACAACAGTTAACATTAATTCGTAGACCTTATCAAGAAAAAGAAGGTACAGTAACCGATCAACGATTATTTACAGAAACTAGTACTTCGATCGGCGACCTAAATTTAATTCCACCTGCAGAGATATTACAACAAGCAACTGCAAGTTTAGCTAGACTTGAAAATACTATTGCAGGGTATGCTGCTGGTATGGTTGATCCTAGATTACTTCAAGCAGCAAAACAATTAGAAATGGGGAAAATAAATCTTGCCCAACAAGCACAAACGCTAATTACTACTAATAAAGAACGAGTTCAATCTTCTTTAACTGATTTAGCTAGAGGCATTAGGAGAGGTTTTTAAATGGCAGTTAACAGGCGCAGTCTAAATGATGGAAAAATTAGAAATCCAGGACCATTTTTAGCAAAGGTTATAAGTCACCTTGACCCTAGTTATATGGGAAATTTACAAGTACAATTACAAAAAATAAGTTCAAGTAGTAACACGCCTGATGCATACGGAGAAAGTGTTACAGTACGATATTTAAATCCATTTTACGGAGTAACTCCGTTAAGCGGAAATTTACCATCAGATAAGTATCAAGCAAGTCAACAGAGTTACGGTATGTGGTTTGTACCGCCTGACGTAGGACAAAAAGTTTTATGCTTCTTTGTCGAAGGTGATTTAAGTAGAGGTTACTGGGTAGGATGTGTTCAAGACGAATTTATGAATATGATGATTCCCGGAGCTACCCCTGCTACGGATTTTAGTGTAGCAGGGGATAAAGTTCCTGTAGGCGAATACAACAAAAGAATTGACCGTCCTGCACAATCAGATGCTACACGTTATATAAAACCTGTAAACGAATTTTTCTTAAACAAGTTAATTCAACAAGGTTTAGATTTAGACGAAATTAGAGGACTTACAAGTTCAAGTGCAAGGCGTGAAGTACCTAGTATGGTATTTGGTGTTAGTACTCCAGGACCACTAGATAAAAATGGACCACAAACTCCTATAGGTACAAGCGATGTTAGAGCAACACGATATACTAGTAGATTAGGCGGCAGCAGTTTTGTAATGGACGACGGCGATGTTAGTCTCATAAGAAAAACACCAGCAGGTGGCCCA